GATACTCAAAGAATGTAAGTTTCATCTCTTTGTGTGTCATGCCACAATGTTTAGCGGCAGCAGGAAGTGTCATAGTGCAGTTAAACAACCCTTCGTTCGCCTCTTTGACGTTCTCTGGAGTTGTTTTAACTGGTGCCTCGTAGAGTGCTGCTCTATTGATTTTTAAAAGGGCCATCTTTAATCATATCATCAAGTTTATCTAGAATACCATCAAACGACTTTAGTTGGTCAATACGACACATAATCTCAGAGATAGTATTACAAACTACTGGTCGTTCTTGTCGTGCTGCAAATGCTAGTGCATTACGCAGTGCCGATGATGCTTCATCTAGTGAATCTGTTACTTGTTTTGCTAATGCCATTAGTCAGATGCTCTCCATTGTGCATATACAGATGTGTCTGTAGTTGTTAAGACACGGTTTTGTTGAAATGCTTCTACAGTTGTTAGAATCTCATGTGCTTTTCTTTTTGCTAGCTGCTCATCCCAATATTTGTGCTCCCATGCATCATAGAGATGCATAATGAGCGTGTCAATTAATTTATCGTAATGCGTCATTTAATAACCTCTAAGTGGCGCTTAAGTGATTGCAGACGTGCTTTTGCTTGACGCACTGCCTGAGGTTTCAGGGTGCGTTTTGCTTCTTTCTTAGAATGGTGCTGCCAGTTTGGCGTGGTCATTGGTCTGTTGCGTTTCCAGTATTATATAGGATTTAGGAAACGTTGTCAAGAAATTTACCGAGAGACGCACCTGAGACAGATGCGATACGCTGCTCTGCTAGTTTAGCATACTCTGGATTCAGTTCAAATCCGATATATTTGCGTTGATTTGTTTTTGCAACCTCACCTGTAGTGCCAGAACCCATAAAAGGATCAACAATAATACCATCAACAGGGCAACATGATAGAACAGGTTTAGTAATTAAATCTGGAGGATACACAGCAAAATGAGCACCTTTATAGGTGGTGCTAGCAACTTCCCATACGCTAAATTCTGGTCGCATAGGGCAATTACCAGATGCAATCAGCTCTTCATAATTAAAATCACGCTCGATGCCCATCTCTTCTCGCATACGAGCATAATGCTTATCTTGATTAACAGAAGAAATAGCAAATCCTTCCTTCTCAGATGCGCCAGCATCCTTACGCTTATCTACATTGTTCTTAGAGAACATACGTCGAATGCTAATCTCTGCTTGTGGCACGAGAATAGGATTGCGATCAAAATAGTATTTCTTCACATCTTTCACAAACCAAAAGAACTTCTCGTGGTTAGACCAGAAGCGATCTTTAGATGAAATAGGCTGTGGATTTGGTTTGTTCCAGATAATTTCGTTTCGTAGATGCCATCCACGATCAGACATAGCAATCTCAAAGCGACTAGGAACCTGAAGCAAACGCTTCTTGTCATAGGTATCGGCAATGTTTACCCAACAAGATCCAGTCGGTTTTAATACACGATAGATCTCATCAAATACCTTACATAGGTTCTCCACATAATCACCCACAGTATTTTCCACACCAATCTGACCTACGTTCTGATAGTCGCGTAGATTATAATAGGGTGGCGAAGTAACACACAAATCTACAGAAGAATCAGGAAGATGCTGTAGATTGGCGATATTGTCACCGACGTGAATGATGTTTGTTTGCATATCAGGGTTTGAGAGCGTATTGATCGTAGGAAAAGAGGTCAAAGAACTGTTTTACAGTCAATTTACCATCTTTGATAGTTCCATTATCCGTCAGTTCTACTACTTTGTCAACTGGAATTTCATAGAATTTAGGAGGTTCGGTGAAACGAGCACGAAGATCACAGAATACATAAGAGTCAACCGAGCTCAATTTCTTCTGGTAGTCGTTTTCATCATAGAAACGACCTTTGCCAGTAGCAGTAGAAGGAGAAAAATAGACGTATTTTGTCTTACAAATGTTGCGAACTTCAACCAACTGGTTGATACGTTCCTTCACCACAACATCGTAAGGCAGTTGCTTACCAACTACACGTTTACCACCAAGAAGCGTAGCAACTGCTGCCTCAGTAATAGGTGATGTGCCGCTGCCATTTACAGTTTCGATAAAGTCATCCAGACTAATACCGTAACCTTCAGCAACTTTTTGAGCGTTAATGTTCCAAAGCATGATTAATCTCAGTTAAATGTAGGGCAAACGTAGTAGGAAACATCATCGCCTTGTTCGGCAGATCCCCACTCCATAAATTCTTGACAAAGTGCCACGATGTCTCCATCACGACCACCCATCTTATCAAGAATCTCGAAACGTGTTTCTACATACTCAAGAATGTCTTCAACGACAGTCTCAACGTCATCCGACTCGATCATCGGAACTACGCCGTCGTCACCGTAGTCTTGGATACCGATCATAGGGTGTCTCCCGTTCAGTGCTCTGCTACTGTAGCACGGGCACCGAACCCTGTCAAGCCCCCTGCCAAAAATTCTTTTCCGTTGATTTTACCATCCTAGGAGTTACACGAAATACTACAGTAGATCTATAAACATACTTTTCAGTTGGTGCTAATCCACGATGAGGATGTGTAGATGGAATAATAATTAGTCTTCCTGGTTTATATTCATGTTCTTCAACAACAATAGAACCATCTTCGCTTGTTAATTGAAATTGCCCACCCCAACTAGAATCCCACTTAGAATTTGTCATAAGCATAATAGTAAAATCATTTGGATTCTTACTATCACAATGAGTTGTTCCATCACAACCAGTATGTTGAACATTCAACGATATCTGAGAAAGATAAAACTTTGTCTGTAATTTATCTTCTATCATCTCAAAAATATCAAAAAATGTTGAAGCAGACTCATGCAATACAGTTATTCTGTTAATTGATTTACGATCAAATAATATTTGACCAAGCAATCTATGTGTTCCTTCTTGACCAAAAGGCCATGTGGATCTGTTGGCAATATTATTAGAGCAAAGAGGAATATCTCTTATCATAGAATCTAACTGATGAACATAAATGTCATCAAACAATCCATCAATAACTTTGCAAATCATAATCTATTCTCTGTGAATATTAATATTGTATGATATAGAAATCCTATCGTCTTCAGATAAATTTTCTTCTACATAATGATTTATATAAGTTGGAAAGAAGTATCCACATCCTTCTTCTGGTTCTATTTTCTCTTCTAATTTTACATTTTGAAACAGCGATGTCATCTTTGCTGTGCTCTGACATTGTTGTGGATTAATCAAACATAAATTACCAGAATTTTTTGGTGCTTTTACGTAATAGACACCAGTAAAATCTCCTTCATGTATATGAGGTAAATGATATGCTCCTGGTGGATTAATATTACAAAACAGATTACCAAGATAAAATTTACATGGTGCTATAGGAACCAATTCGTTCTGTATAAAATTTTCAAACTGCTTACCTATTACAGAAATAAGATTCTGTAATTGTGGCAAATTCTGAAGTTCATTTTTCTGCCAACCTTTACGGTTAGAATGAACATCAGAATTTGTCTGCAGTTGTTTTAACGAATATAGAAAATTTTCAATTTGTTTATTATTAAAATTATCTAATTGGTATTTTCCAAAAGTAGTTCCTAAGATCATTCAACTTCTTCAAAATCAACAACAACAAAGGTATATAATTTTTTATCTACCATCACACCATCTTCCCATTTAAACTTAACAGAAAATTGCTGCCATTTAGGGCTTTTCTCTCTACAGAATTTTACTTCATCTTCTGATAATAATCCAGTCTCAAGCATTCTGTCAAAATACTTATCTTTTCTATCAACATAACCATCGTAAGAATTATTACTCAAGTAATATTCTTTTTGGAAAAATGCACTAACCAATTCAATAGAAATTTTACCATCATCTGTAGAATTAAATTGAATGCGAATGGGGGATCTAAAAGAATCTGGATCTGCTGCCAATCCCAATTTAATATTAGGATAATTTAGATCAACAAATTGTTGAACTTTATTAATATTTTCCAGTTCATTTAGATAAGAAAGAACATCAGAATTTGGTCTAAACAGAGTAATGTATTTCACAACATCTCCATTCAATCCAACAGATATTCCCTCAATACCAATATCCAATTCCTGTGAACGCAGATATTTTAAAACCGATGGTTCTGTTTTATTTCCTAACATTTTATAGAATTTAGAAACGGATTCTTCAACCATTCCTCTATAATCATAAGCAAAATACGAATGATATGCTTCTATATTATTTTGATTATCAGAAGATATCCATAATCCACAACTATTCGTTTTGAATGCAGCACCAGATTTAAATCCTTTTCCGACTTCTAAATCATCAAAAAATTGATAATATTTTTTTAATGTTTCACAAGCAGATGATTGAATAGCATCTTCCCCATATTCAATATAATCATGAGGAACATATTTATGATAACTAATACATTCTTCCGTAACTAAACTATATTCCTTTACTCCAATATAGTGATCAACTATCGCCATCTTATTCGCCCTCGTTAGAAAATACTAACTGACCTTGAGCATTATACACAGCACCGAATATGTAATAATCTGGATCACCGTCAGTAGGTGAGTTTGGAAAAGTATCCGATAAAAATCTATCTGCTTCTTCTACCGTTTCAAACTCCATAATAAAAAATTCGCTATTAAAGATTGCTGTGAAAACATCATCGGTAACAAGATGTCTATACAAATCATATACTTTATTTAATTTATCAACATCTTTACACTTGTCAGGGCCAACTACACGCACAAACAAATGTGGAGTTCCTTTTGCCTTCACATACTCTTCTATAATAGTTTGAAATTCGTAAACTTGATAGTTCATGATGGTTTTGTGAATAGTTTCCAAGCAATAGTTATTCTTATTCCGCCAAAAGATCTAGTAGTTTCTTCTGCCCAATGATAGATTTGACCTGGAAATAAAACTCCTTTATTAGGTTCTGGAATAACATAATGATATTTAGTTCCCGTTTGGGTTGGAATAATAAATGCCGTTTTACCTCCCCACTGCACATCCCAACAATCCATAGGATAATATAAAAATGTTCTGCAAGTATCAACATAACCATCTACGTGTGGTTTACCACGCATTCCATATGTTTGACCGTTAGCATAAACACGTTCCATATCAAATTTTTGATTGGTAGCATTTTCTATTTTTCTGAACAAATACTCGGTAAAGAATTTTTCGTCAGATAATCCCATATACCAAAATGGCGGCATGTTATCTTTTTCTGTTTGATTGCTTTTATGCCCCCATGCCCATTTATCCAATTGAGTATATCTCAAAATAGATGAGTGATCAGATTCGGTAAAGATATCTGGATATTCTATAATATCATTTACACTAAATAATTGCATTTTCTCTAATCAAATTATGACGAACGGTTTCAAACTTATGCTTGAGTGGATGATCTGGTTCTAATTGTGCTAACAATTTACTGAATTCAGTAATAATTTCTCTGTTCTTTCCATTATCTATCATAGAACAGAACCACCAAGTTATAACTTTCCTTTCACCTCTAGTTACTTTCTTTACCGAATGTGGTAATCCTGTGTGATATATTACTGCTTGACCAGGATTTAATTTATATTCTAGTTCTTTGCCACCAACTTCAATGACCAGTTCACCACCTTCATATTCTTCTGGTGATGATAGAAAACATGTAACACTATAATCCGTTTTCATTCCATCAAGAATCCACATATCATTATGCCAAGCATAATGCATTCCTTCCTTATATCTCAGAAAGTTGGGGTGAGTATGACCTCTAGGGAGAAAATAATAATTAAATTCTGCATTCTCTGAAATGTGTTTATCCACCAACTGCACTAATGATGGATAATGTATTTCATCTAATATCTGTTCGTTATATTTTAAATCTCTATTTGCAGATCCAGACCAAGATCCATCAGTGAACTCACAAAATTCATAAAAATCTGTGATATTTTTTACTATAGACAAGGGCAACATATCAAAAACATGTATCATAATTACTGAGGGCTTAGTTTACTGTAATCAATCTCTCTATATACTTCTTCTAACTTTAACTGCTTAGAAAGTTCTAAAATTTTTGCATTTACTGGTCGAATCTTATCATCGTATGTTTCCATAAAGATCACTAGATTTAACATAGTAGCACTAGTAAAATCTTTTGATACTTGGAAGTCATACTTATCAAATTGATCTTCTGTAGACAAATATTCTACCTCACGATTAGGATATTTGTCAAGATAGACAGAAGGATCAATAGGATATTTTAGTGTAGTAATAAACTTAAACATTTCAAAGTTTGTTTCAAATACTTCGCGTGGTTTTGCTGGCATCAACTCTCTTAGTTTCTGTCTCCACACAACCCACATATCTCGTTCACCTTCGAATTTTTGTGGTGCATCTGGAAGAACTCTCCAGTCAGAAAATAGAAGCATTTTATTAATTTCATCTTTTTTCTTATACCACTTAGCATCATAAAAATAATCTAGAGAATTCAATTCTCGTATTTCAGACAAGAGGCGATTAGTTTCTGCTTCTTTTTGAATAATAACAATCGCTTCAAGTTTTTCACATAAATCTAACAATTCAGAAGTTTTGCACTCCTTAAATTCATATGTAACCCAATATGATGATTGAGTTGCAAAATCATACTTCAATCTTCTTTTTTGGCACAGAAAAGTGTTATCAGTGTATAGAATAATGTATTCTAATTCATCTTTTCCTTCATTATGCCACAAACCTTTTACTAAAGGTAAAACCTTTTCTTCCCATGCTTCATCTACAATAAAAGTAGTTTGCCCACCTTCATTAATTAATCCCAGAGTTACAGCCTTTTCTTTAAAATTAAACTCAAACTTTGAAGATCTAGGAGTAGCTACCTGAGACCAAAATTTATCCATCTCAGATTGAGATGGTTGCATGTAATCGGAATTTGCCATTATGGTGCCTTGATAAACCAGCCTGTTAAAATGTATTTATCTTGAGTAAATACTGTATTTCCTTTATGAACATGAGTCATTCCAGCTGGCCAGATAGTTACAGTTCCCACTGATGGTTTAATTCTTCTTCGTTGATAGAGAAATTCTGTCTCTGCTTCTCCATCTGGCATATCATTTAGATAGATAGCCCAAACAAGTTCTCTTGCGTGATGACCATAACCAGCATTTTCATAATGCCATACATGGTATCCTCCACCTGGAGGAGTCTTTTGCATTTTATTATCTTCAGCAATCAATTTAGAATTTTTTAATTGATCGTAAGTATCAATATAATGAAGCGCACATGCAGTTAGATACTGTTGTAATTCATAATTTAATTTAGGATTTGAATAATTTAAAAGAATAGATAGATCTTTTCTACCTAAACTACCATTCTGAAATTGACCAGTTCCATCAAGAACACCAAATTCATCACTCGCTAAATCTTCATTGTAAAAAGTTGATACTTGAATAGTTTCCTCAAAATAATCAATAGTTTTTTGGCACACATACTGAGGAACAAAATTTTCCCAGATGCCAATAAAATCATTAAATTCAGACTTGGTGATGTTTTCATCTTTCATCAACTCAAGTGGTCTAATTGGTGTAGTTCCCATAATTTCCTCAAAAAACTTTGATGATATATTTAACTCGATAATATTTAGTGAGTAGTGGAATAGTGTTTTCTGGTGCCAGTGAAGGAGTTGGTAAAACTTTCTTGGATGGGTTTAAAGCAAAAGTTGCTTCATTTGCAGCTAATGCCAATTCTGTTTGGGAAAAATTAATTGTAACTGTGGTTGAAGTTGACATGCTACCAGCAGCATCTCCACCACCATTATTATTTCCATATCCATAAACATTAGCAGTGCTACCAAATGAACTTAATGACAAGTAATGAGCGTGTGTTTTTAATTCGCCAGGAGACCAAACAGTGACGTTTCCAGTAACAGTATTAATATCAATACCTGCAGATGCATTACCACCACTAGGTAATCCAGAAATACTATTTTGAACTGCACCCGCCCAGTAATTATTGAAAGTTCTATTGACACTACCACCAGGAGCAACAACACTATTATATCCAATAGAGGGATATAATGTTTTTGTTATTTCCCCTGGCGATATCTGATAAAAAGCAGGAACGCCCCAAGCAACACAACCTACGTTAATTTCATCATTTTGAGCAGTAACAACATCATGTTCATGTTGCGCTGGAATAACAATTGTTTCTTTAACTGGTCCGACAACACCAGAAACATTACCAGTAATCGTATATGTAGTTTCCCCAGAAATTTTTTCAGCACCAGTAGTAGTTAAAGTTCCTAATTTAAAAAACTTACCGTCTGGAGGAACAGTGCCAGAAAAAACTTGTTCATCTGGTGGAGAACCAGAAGCATCAATCTTTTTAATATACCAGTTTCCACCAGTAGATCCAACAATATTTCCATCTCCAGTAGAGGAAGAAGCAGGATCTGGTCCCTTATAAGTTGTTACGATTGGTGATGATGCCGCATTACCATCTATTCTACCAACTCCAAACAATTTACGCAATCTGTAATTTGGTAGTTTAAAAGACCCTGTATAAGTGTAACTATTACCAGATAAATTTTTTACGCCATTTCCACCATAAGTATTGCCGATTGCATTGAATAAATCTGGATAATCAACAGCATTCAATGTATCTCCATTACATTCTCTCCACCCAGGATAACGAGACGTAAGACTTCCACTCAAATCTCCCCAGTTTCCTGTTCTATCTCTAAAGATAGAAATAACAGTTCCAATAGCAAGACCATCTTCTTTGATTGCTTTTCTGCTATACCATACTCCAGGATCTTGAGCGTCAGCAGATGTATATGTTCCGACAGTCCAGGTAGTTGTATATGGCATCTTAGTTTCCTACCGATATTTGAGTATTAACAGATCCTCCCAAAGTAGCACTGGAAGTTATTCTTACTTTTAGTGTTTCTCCATTATTTATATTTCCACTTGTAACCCAAGGACCCCCATTAATTGAAATCTGTGCGCCACCAGTAATACTAATTGGAGATGGAGAAGTAATACCTGTAATGAGAATAGTATTACTTTCTATCAAAACACTTGGCGCTTGATTTGGTTTATTGATGAAAGTAAAGGCATCAGGAATTGTATCTCCAGCAGTTGTGGTAAATAAATTCCAAGTATCTGTTAAATTTCCTACTGTCACATTTGTAGAAACTACTCCACCAAAATCAGCAGATGAAGTTAACCTAACTCGTAATGTTTGATTATTGTTAATTGTTGTTGGAGAATTTACAAATGCTCCTCCATTAACACTAATTTGAGCACCATTTGTTGTAGTTACTGTAGCTGGAACATTAATACCAGTAATTGTAATGGGATTACTATTAGTTAAAGTGGATACTGCAGCACCAGTAACATCAAGTATATTAAAAAATTCTGGGCTAGAATCAGCAACAAGAACATTCGTAACACTCCAAGTAACGGGAGCACTATCACCAACAGTAATTGCAGTATTTTTACTGTCTCCTAACACATTACTAGTTAAAACTCTAAGTTGTAAAGTCTCACCGTTATTAATTGTTTTTGATGTAGTGCTAAAAGCACCACCATTTACAGAAGACTCAAAACCATTAGAAGGTGACGTAACTGTTACTGCTTGTGTTATACCAGTAATTGTAACAATATTACTGTTAATATATGTTTGTAAAGAGGCGTCGGTAACATTATTAAAAGAAAATGGATTTGGATTTTGAGATGGTGGGGAAGACGTAGTAATAGACCACACACCAGTAACAGATCCAACAGAAACCGTAGTTGATTTGCCCGTATTGTATGATGCAGATGAAGTCATTCTTACTGCAAGTGTCGATCCATTTGTTACTGTTTTAGTAGATGTAGAAAATGCTCCTCCATTTACTGATGTCTCAGCACCATTCGTAGCATTTACATTAACAGAAATACCATTTCCTAATCCAGAAATAGTTACAGCACTACTAGTATAAAGAGTAGATAAAGATGCATCAGTCACATTCGCAAAAGCGAATGCATCCGCTGTTGTATCTGGCGCTACAACTTGAACAGTAACTGATTCTGTGTCAGTTGTGCTGCCATCAGTAGCAGTAAGAGTATACTGAGTGGTTACATTTAATGGTCCGACTATAATTTGTTGTATACCTGTAGAAACTGCTCCAACTCCTTGATTTATACTAGCACTAGTTGCTGTATTTGTAGCGCCAAGATTAGTGCTCCACGACAAAACTACCGTTTCTCCCTGAGTAATTGTTGTAGTTGGATATTGATCATTTGCTTTAAAATAAGAAATAGATGCTGGAGCAGTAAAAGTGACAACAACATATCCAGCACCATTATTAGTTGACTGACTAGTTAACGAATATGTAGAATAACCAGATCCACCACCGCCGCCGCCGCCTGATACACCACCATTATCATTGCCAGGACCTCCTCCGTTACCACTATTATATCCACCGCCACCGCCGCCGCCGCCTGATCCATCACCA